ACGGGGCCTCCGGATCACCTTTCGGGGCCGGGACCTTCTCCACGATCGTATTCAAGATCTCGGTCACTCCCTCGCCTGTCTTTCCGCTCGCCCGTAAGATATCCTCACGAGGGCAGCCCAACAGTTCCACGATCTGGTCCTCTACCTCCTCCGGCATGGCGCTAGGCAAGTCAATCTTGTTCATCACCGGAATAATCTCTAAGTCATTCTCTATCGCCATATACAGGTTAGAGATGGTTTGCGCCTGAATACCTTGGGCCGCGTCCACGATCAGCAACGCACCCTCGCAGGCGGCGATAGAGCGGGAAACCTCATACGAGAAGTCCACGTGCCCCGGAGTATCGATCAGGTTCAGTATATATTCTTCACCCTTATAATTATACTTCATCTGGATCGCATGGCTCTTGATCGTAATACCACGCTCACGCTCTAAATCCATGTCGTCAAGGACTTGAGCTTGCATGTCTTTACCTTCTACTGTCTTGGTATACTCAAGCAAACGGTCTGCCAAGGTACTTTTCCCATGGTCAATATGAGCAATAATACAGAAATTGCGGATATTCTTCATCTGCCAAATTTATTTTTAGGTACGCGAAGATAGGAAATTTAGCCTAAATACTATACTTTTGGCATACCATTTGTTGTTAATAGTATATGACAATACAAGAAATAAATAAAGCATACAACCGAATTATCGGTTCATTAGACGAAAAGGAGCTAAAGAATGCGTTCGATTTTCTCCAAGGTTTAATAGCGGGAATACGTGAGTACTCATTCCAAGACAGGTTGAACGAGCTACAAGATACTTATAAATATATGTTGCGATACCGGATCGAGGGGGCTAAAGATCCGATGCAAGACCAGATATACAACAACTTGATCGCATCCAGCTATGAGTTCGCGGATATAGTGAAGCACAAGGCCTTATCGGTAGATTCGCCTCTCTCCTATTATAGCCGTAGGCGAATGATGCAAAAGGAGCTTACCAACTATGACCAGCTCCACAAGGTCTTGAGAAACGCCTCTCTGGTGAAGATAGAGACTCCGACCGGAACCATCACGGAGCAGCAGCAAATCGAATCCGCCACGATCCTATTATTCAATAAGATCTGGACCTCGAATCCTCTCAATAAGGAAGAAATAGCCTCCATCAGGAACCTATTGAATGACCAAGAGTTGCCTTTTATCATCGGTAGCCAAATCGTATCGGCATTAATGTTGGGATTGCAAGTCGCTTTCGATAAGGAGAAACTGCTATTATTATTCGATGCGGCCAATATCCAAGAAGACGAGATTCGTTACCGCGCGTTGATCGGGATTCTCCTGACGCTCTATACCTATAGGAAACGTACGGCGCTATATCCGCAGATAGCGGATCGACTAGCGGCTTTATCCGAGGGATTTCCTAATTTCACGAAAGCGATCCGAACGATTACCCTTCGTTTTATCCTAGCCCGTGAGACAGAGAAGATCACCCGTAAGCTACAAGACGAGATCATTCCGGAGATGATCAAGCTAGGCCCTAAAATCAGTCAAAAGATAAACTTAAAGGATATCAATCCGGAACTTCTCGGAAACGAGATGAATCCGGAGTGGCAGAATATGTTATCGAACAGCTCCTTAGGGAAGAAAATGGAGGAGTTCAGCGAACTGCAACAAGAAGGCGCGGACGTAATGCACTCTACTTTCGTGCACCTAAAGCATTTCCCCTTTTTCCGGGAACTGGGTAACTGGTTCATGCCATTCACGACCGAGCATTCCGCTTTTGGCAATCAGTTGAGCAAGAATCAAACGGAAAAGGACATGCTAGATTCCATGACTCTTGCGGCATTCATGTGTAATTCCGATAAATACTCCTTATATTTCAGTATGATGCAATTGCCGGATCAAGCCCGTCAAATGATGATGGGACAATTTGGTAGCCAAGCCTCCGAGATGATTCAGCAAACGAAGGAGGAATTGATCAGTAAACGGGGAAAACTGGAAATCATATCCGGACAGTACATACAGGACTTGTATCGTTTCTTCAAACTTTATCCGGGACATCTGGATTTTGATGACATATTTACATCTGCGCTAGACTTTCATAACCTGCCAATTTTGCAGCCTTACGTCAGTGATGAGGAAAGTTTGACAACTATAGCGGAGTATTATCTCCGGAAGAATTACTTCCTCGACGCGCTCACGATCTACAATCGCTTATCCGATGCAAATCAAGAAAGTGATATCTTATTCCAGAAAATCGGTTACTGCAAACAAATGAATGGCGATATACAAGGCGCCTTGGAGGCTTATTTACATGCGGATCTTATCAATCCGGACAGTAAATGGGTTATTCGCCGGATCGCCGGTTGTTACCGTACCTTAAAGCAACCGGAAGAAGCGTTGAAATACTATCATCGTTACGAGGCTTTCAATCCGGATGATTTATCGATCCAAATATGTATCGGCCACTGCCATCTTGAACTCAAGAATTATAATGAGGCGCTGAAATATTATTTCAAGGTAGATTATCTGGACAATAAAAGCACGAAGGCTTGGCGTCCGATCGCTTGGTGTTCTTTCTTGACCGGTAAATACGATCAGGCCCGTAATTATTACAAAAAGATCATGGATAATCAACCCAACACCCAAGATTTCTTGAATGCGGGACATACGGAATGGGCATTACAGAATATAAAGGGAGCGCTTGCTTTTTATAAAAAAGCCGTGGAGAAAGAGTCCGGTGATTTCTCGAAGTTCCAAGAGCAGTTCAATCAAGATATCCCCGATCTTCTTGTAGCGGGAATCGAGGAGGCGGAAGTGCCGTTGATGATGGATCAACTCCGGTATTCCTTGAGCGATATATTCTAACTAGTCATCCAACAATTTGAGAAGACAAGAAAAAATATCGTATGAAAGAGATGATACTAAAGACAAAGCGACTCCTATTAAGGGAATTAAAACAAGATGATTTTGATGATATCTGTAAGCTTTTACAAGATCCGATTGTAATGTACGCTTACGAAGGAGCGTTCAGTAAAAAAGAGGTACAAGAATGGCTTGATAAGCAATTAAGGAGGTATCAAAACGATGGCTTTGGCTTATGGGGGATGATAGAGAAAGGCAGCGGAGAGCTTATCGGTCAGTGTGGTCTCACCTATCAAGAATTCAACGGTCAACAGGTTCCGGAGATCGGTTATTTGCTTAGGGCGGAATACTGGCATAAAGGTTATGCTACCGAGGCCGCCATAGCTTGTAAGGAATACGCCTTCAATATCCTTAACTTCGACAAAGTATACTCCATCATACGGGACACAAATATCCCCTCTCAAAAAGTAGCACTAAGAAACGATATGAGGGAAATCGCAAATTTCATAAAACATTATCGCAATATCGATATGCTTCATTTAGTATTCTGCGTGGATAAGTCATAGTTATCAAGCGGAAAGACTGGGATTCGAACCCAGGGAGCGGTTACCCGCTCACCGCATTTCGAGTGCGGATAATACAATTTGATTATCAATTTGTTACAACAGATACTGTAAATACATAGTAAAAACGACATTTATAGTCGTCTTTTTTGATGCAGGTCTATCATCCAGTTAGCCCATTCGTCCGTCCCATACCTCGGAATCTCGAACCACTCCTTTTCGCTCAAATGAGGCAAGAGTTGCATGATCCGCTCCAGCTCACTCCGGAACCTGAAAACATCCTCTTCCGTTAGCCTTACCGAATAATGCCTCTTGCATTCCTTTAATTCAGGAAAAGCTTGAAGCAAACTCATGATCTCGGTAAAAACGGGAGACTTACCTTTGTCTATCCTTAACGTGATTCCGGACATTCCTTCTCCCTCATCTCTAGTTGGTATGACAGTAGAGCATTTTCCTGCTCCAAGGCATTACACCGGCTAATAGCATCTTTGAGCTGTTTCCGGAGTGAGGCTATTATTTTGTCTTTATCGTCCATATGATTTATATTTTAGAATAAAACGTTATGATCTATCAACATCTTGAAATTATCTCGTCTCTAGAGAAAGAAGGCGATGAGTATTATCTTGTCAGAACTATAAAAAGTCAAGAAGAAATCGTATACCATAGCCGCATAAACGCAGAATCAAAAGCAGCTAATGAGAATCCAATTACTGATCTTGAAAATTTCATATCCCGGGATTTAACCTTTAAAAAGACCAAGAGCTGTTGCAATCGATGCCGCAATTCCTGTTATATTAGCGATTCTATCTGTCAATCCAGGATTAATCTCTTTGGCAAGTTTCGTCAACTCATAATCAAGTTTCTGAAGATTTGCCCTTAATAACTCCTCTTGTACCACAAAGCCTCCATGATTAAAAAAGTCATATATGTTAGCACTGATGGAAATAAGAAATGACGTACCATGCCTTTCAGCTTTTCTTAAAAGACCCATTTCCTCAAATTGTAAAAGGATCAACTCAAACTGCCGTTTTGATATTTCTTTATTAGGAAAGACCTCTTCAGGCTTCATCAAGAAGATTTCCTCCGCATGAGAAACAATAGCTACTAATACTTTATCCTTTATTGCTGGGGTTATCATAATTATTTTGCTTTATTCTTTTAAGATATTCTTTTCTTTCAGCCTCTATAGGGTCTATACGCCAAGCAAATTTATCATACTTATCATTTTGTTTTAATTTATCAATAGCCTTTTTGATTTGAATTTCTTTCTCTATTATATTTTCGCTCAATTTATCCACCAGTTGTATTTTTTTATTCATTGCCTTCAAATTATTAAAGCAATCTTCTATAATTACATGATTATTAGTATCATATGCAAGGCCCAGAGCAGTAATAAAATCTCGATAAGCAGACAATGGTCGTTCAGACGCATTAGCTAGACCTTGAATATAATTAACTGCACATTCCATGACAGGTAAAATACCAATAAATACTTTTCCCACTTCTTGCATATCTTCTTTAATCTTTCTAGTTTCTATAGAATTATAAATCTGCACACCTACAACAAGTGTAGTGCAAGCTCCAATAAAAGACGCTATAATACCAATAAAAGTGTCATTAGAAATTGTAACATCTACTCGAAGGAACGTAATTATTAATGCTATAATAGAAAACACTAACGCCAACAATGACACCCAACTATTCTTCATCTTTCGTCAATCTTTTACGATTATACAAATTAGAGTATTCTTTATCATCACGTTTCACTACAACGTCACCATAACTATCCGTTCTTTCCACTACTCCGTGATATGGAGATCCATATATACTTTCAATGAAAACCTTATCACCTTTATTAAATTCTTTGTTATCTTTCATAATCTACAAATTATAGATTAGTTATTATTCCATTGTAGAAAACATAAATTTATACTTCGTTATTTTTATGACTGCCAAAAAGATATCCCAAAGCTAATGTTATGATTGGAGTAACAACACTCCATATATCTTGAATCTCTATCTTGGAATTAGTACAGTCTTTTATTGAATAAATAGAATAAGCAGTAAACCCACTAGCAAAAAGTAATAAAATCAATATCAGACTCCCAGATATATTAAGAGGGAGTATATCTTTTCCGCCAAACAACCGACCAAACCATCCTAGTTGTGTACATAACATATCACGTTCATGATAATGCTTCTTGTCTGTCATTTCTTTTTCATGCTGTAACTCTTTATCACGCATTGTTTCTTCATGCCCAAAAGAAATCTTCTGAGCATGAATAGCAGTGTCGATAGAGGTTTGATCTGTTGATCTACCAATATTAATATCTGCATCTATTCGGTTATCTTGATCAGGCATTATTTATCTTTGATATAAAACGTAATCTATTGATCTTAATACAGAAGAAGGCTGAGTTGAATATGTCTTTATAATAAATCCGAGCCACAACTCTTTTGATCTAAAAAAACCAATTTTGGAAGGAGGAATACCTTGCCCTAAAATGCTGTTACAATTATTGCATGTTATATGTAAATTAGGACTTTCTCCAAATAAAGTTATATCACCTTCTTGCTTTTGTGGGTCATTTACAAATTCAAAGTCGATATTTAAAAGATGAGCTATTGTAATACGAGTTTTTAGATTGTCACCTACAAAAATAATACCATGATGCATGACTTCCAAATCTCCAACATACTCTCTTATTTCTATGCCATTAACTCCAATCATACTATCTATTTAATATTAGTTCGGGGATACTTTTGAAATGCTTAGCTCTTGCAAATCTTCTTTGATTTTGAACCAAATAGTTCTAAAATCATCTACTACCGGAATACGTTCTCCATCAACAACCAAAATACAGTATCGATAGATCTTTGAGTCAACAGGTAGATCTATATCTTTAAAATCTAATTCATTTCCTGTACATTGTATTATGTCAGTGATATTTAGAATATCTATTTTCAATTCTTTTCCTAAAGCTGATATTATATTCATACACTTATTACTTGTTTTTTATTTCCAACACCCTATCACCAAAAGCCAACTTTATCACATCAGCTTTCACATCACTATCTTCCAACTCTAATTGCAATATCACTTTTGGAGTCGTCAAGACCTTTTCTCCAGCAGATTGCTCCGGCACATACCGCTCTGGCCAAGTGAACAGGTCTGTTATGGAAACACCCAAGCAACTTGCGATATTCTCAATTTCTGAAATTTTCAAATCACGATTGCCTTTTTTCATTACAGAGATTTGAGATTCATCAATACCCATAGCATCAGCCAACGTTCGTTGTTTGATACTCTTTTGAGCCATTATCTTAAATATGTTATCTATTACATTCATATTTATGAAATTACACACAATCTCTATCTATTAGCTTGTGAAAAACAAAAGTTTTTATTTAGATTTTCGCAAATATTCTTGCGTATTTCACAAGTCAATTCTATATTTGCACCTGTAATGATTTATAATAGTTGCGAAAATATAAAGTACAACACATACATAATAATGTAAGGAGGCAAAAATGGAAAAATTAAACCTACAAGGTCATGAGACTGGCGCTCGTTCGTTCAGAGAGATCTACTTCTCCATGGACAACACGCCGCCTAAGAAGGCTTTCATCCAAAAGATAGCCACCATTACCAAACGATCTGAATCGGCCGTCAGATGTTGGGTAGCGGGAGTCTACCAACCGGACGCATTAGCCCAAGAAGTGATAGAAAGAGAACTTGGCATCCCTGCCAGCGAGTTATTCCCAAAGGAGGATAAGGTATGCGCGCAATAGAATTCTATACCACCCCCTCCGGCGAAGTAACTATCAAAGAGCAGGGACAGCCGGAACGCCAACTGAAAGAGTCCGATACGGATTTCATTCAAAGTTTCCTTGAGATTTTGGAAGAGTTCTATCCGGAGGCTTATGCGGCACTCCGCAAGTATTACGCCCGCTACGACGGGAATAAATGCTACCGGGATTTCTTGGCTGTACGCAGGTTTATCAAATGCAACTTCGGGCTGTACGATAACATGATAGACGTGGATGAGAACTGGAATTTCAAATTCGAGTTTGTCGGCTGCCCTCTACGAGGAGAATGTGACGGGTTTAAGAAAATCTGTGAACCGAAGTTCAACAGTACATTATCAGACAGCCAGCTTCGGGTGATGGAGCTTTGCTACTATGGCAAGAAAGACGAAGAGATCGCGGAAACGCTTTTCATCTCGTCCCACACCGTAAAGAACCACCGGAAGAACGTTTTCCGGAAACTCTCGATACACTCCATGGCGGAGTTCATGCGATATGCGAACGAAAAGAATCTATTTAAGGGCGAATAATCATGCCAACCGAAAACACCTATCAAAGTATACCTTCTTTACGAAAGATCGAGATCGAATACCTTGCTTGGCAAATCACAAGGATGCAAGCGGGTATCCGGGAATTTATCGGGCAAAAGGAAGCGCACCTCCGTTTCGGGAGGCAGAACGTGGAAAGATGGGTCTCGGAAGGTAGGCTACAACGTTACAAGCGACCGGGCAAAATCGAGTACAGGCTGGAAAACCTGTATAAGTGCGCCCTGGATCCATACGACTATTAAATGAATCATTAACATAGCAAGGCACCTTGGCAAGGCGTTGCAAAAGGAAGTTTACGCTACCCATCCAACTCGCTATTTCACGGACGGTAAACCGCATTGCTAATAAATCATTGACGTATGAAAACAGATTACTGGAAACTCGCCCAAGCGGTGAGGTGGGGATTTTACATCCTTTTCGGAACGCTCGCCATACTTGGAATCGTGGCTATTTGCCTAGGACATTTCCTGCATATCATCACGACGTCCGGATGTGCGGCAATGGCTTACATGATAGCTAAACATTGGTAACTAACATTTAAAAACATAACATCATGTCGAATCTAATTCAGATCAAAGTAGCTGAGTTGAATCAGCTAAACCCGCTCATGATAGCGGAAGATAACAGGGTAGAACAAAAGTTCATCCAAATGTATAACGCGATCTGGGGTACCGCCCAAGGAGCGCAAATCTACGAGAAAGAGAAATTCAACTTCCGGAAGATCTTACAAGACAAGCCGGAACTGCAAAAATGCACACCGTTATCCCTCTATGGATGCTTTTTGGATATAGCGGTCAACGGCCTGTCACTTGACCCAACAGGACGGCCGCACTGTTATATTCTTCCCCGTAGCACGAAGACCGGTTATAAGGATAACAACGGTAGCGATATTTACGAACTACGTGCTTATCTCTCCATCACCGGATATGGCGAGTTAGTCATGCGACAACGTGCCGGACAAGTCCGTTACGTGGATAATCCCGTGGTTTGCTATGAGGGCGATACCTTCTCCCCCGGGTTGATCGACGGCGTAAAGACCGTGACCTACCAAGCGGCGTGCCCCCGAAAGTCCAACAAGGTGATAGGTGGTTTCTTACGTATCGTACGCTCCGACGGTACCGTGGACTGGCACTGGATGATGGAAGGCGATATCAAGCGATTGGAAGCGTACAGCTTTAAGAACAACCAGAAATGGAACCTGCAAACCCGGCAGAAAGAAGGGAAGGCCAATGCCCTTTATACCTCTAGCGAAGGAGGTATTGATCCGGGATTCTTGGAAAGCAAGCTTATCAAGCACGCTTTCGACGGATATCCCAAGGTACGCACGGGACAGTTCTCCTCATTCGAGACACAGGAGGAACCGCAAGAGATCGACTACGGACTGGAAGAAACAACCGTTATCCAGCCCAATCAAGCCGGACAGCAACCGCAAGCCCTCCAGCCCCAATCGGAAAATCCTTTACAAGGATTCGGAGAGCAACCGCAAGCGGAACCGGTACCCGTATCTGGTATAACAGCCCAAATATCACAAGAAGATGAAGAAGCCGGATTTTAAGAGTTCAATATCAACATTCAAAATTTTATCGACATGGATACACAGAATAACAATTTACCTTTCAAGGCTAACGAGGTCATTAGCATCTTACAGACAGCCCCGGATATTCTCGCCCGCAATGAGGCGTCGGTCTCAGCTTGCACGAACGCAGGGAAAACCCTCTTGGACACGATTGAGGGAAATGGAGGTATCGGCACGGACGAGATCGACACTGCGGTACAAGAATACCTTGCGAAGTCAAAGAAGACCGTAGAGAACATGAACAACCGCCGGAAGCCGTTAACCCAAATGCTAACGGCTATATCCAAACGTTTCACGACACTAGAGGGTTCCATAGACGCCAAATCCAAGGGAACCATCCCTTATCTGCTACAGATGGAGCGTAACAAATACGCCGCCAAGAAGCTGGAAGAGCAAAAACGCCGTGAGGAAGAGGCCCGGCAAAAACAGTTGGCGGAGAACGAGAAAGCCCAATACCGGGCCGACATAACGGTCTTGCTTGATACCACGTACGCCGCCTACGTCGAGAAGCATATCAACGCCTTGAACGGGATTTTCAATCGTGCCTCCCTAGCCACGTATGGGGACGTATGCCGGCAGATCACGCAAACAAGCACCGGTTTCTCATGGACGGATTTCGTGAAAAACGTCGTTGATAATAAACAGACATTCTATATGGACGGTGAGACCCGCAAAGCGATCAAGAACGAGATAGCCATCCTAAAGAAAAAAGAATATTCCGATCGATACGCTTTCGAGATCGAGGGACTGAAACAATCCTTGGTCGACCGCCTCCCATCCCTCCGGAAACAACTGGAGGAGCAAGAGGAAATTCGCAAGACCAACGCAATCGAGGCGGCACGGCTGGAGGAGGAGCGCAAACGGAAAGAGGCGGAGGAACGTCAAAAGGCCGAACTGGAACGCAAGCGCAAGGAAGAGGAAGCGAGAGCCAAGGCGGAGGCAGAGAAAGCCACCGCGGAAGTACAGGCAGCATTCGATTTCAGCGCCGCCAGTATGTCTCCTACCCCTACCAAGGCGAAGATCAAGAAAAAGATCCAAGTCACCAATCCACAAGGATTCATGCAGGTATACCAGATGTGGTTCATGCGTGAGGGTATCAACATGAGCATGGAGGATCTTGAGAAGATCCACAAGAAGATGATCTCCTACTGCGAGAAGGTCGTGAATAAGGACGGTGAGCGAATCCAGTCCGCTTTCGTGAGATATGTCGATGACGTAATAGCCAAATGATATGAGAAAGCTATATCTGTCCTCATGGATAAACTTCGGGAAATACAGGCGTACACCGAGTAACCTAAAAAAGATCCTCGATACGGAAGAGGGCCGCAAATGGTTCCGGTGGCTGATGGATAACACTTACGATTTTGAATTTGACTTTGCGGTCATTGAATACTTAAAACTCAAGGAAGAAGATGCAAGATACGTATTACCAACGGTCTGAGGTCAGCAACTCAGACCTGACAGAACTAAAGAACCTCCTCTATCCCCGTACGCAATACGGGGATAAGGAGAAGGCTTTCAAGTTCGGTAGCCTGATCGACGCGATGATTACCGAACCGGAAAGGGTCAGATATGATAAGCGCATGGTAGACGATGTATTGTATTCCGGCGAGGATTGGGAACTGGCACAAGCCATGATCAAGTCACTCCGTATGGAAGCCCGACACGATCCGCTCATTAAGTATGCATTGGAACAATCCGATAAACAGAAATTTATGGTAAATAAAAATCAAAAATTTCAATACGGCAATTTTGAATACACACTTGACACTCGTTGCAAATGGGATTTCTGGTTTTCAGCAATGGGGTTTGGAGGAGATTTAAAAACAACTTTTGCTTCTTCTCAAAAACAATTTAATGAAGCCATAGATTTTTTCGACTGGGATCGCTCAAGAGCTTGGTATATGGATATTGCTGGAAGTAAACAAGATTTTATTGTTGCAATAAGCAAAAAGAATCAACAAATTTTCAAAGCCACTATAAAAAAAGATGGCACTTTATATAAACGTGGCAAAGAAAAGTACGAAGAGCTAGCCTTCCGGTGGTGGATGCTAATAAGCTAATAGTATGAAGAGTCTAATTTTAATCCTAATCGGCTGGCTAAAGTACAGGCTGGTAAAGAAATGCCCTATATGCGGAGCTCCCGTACTCGTAAAGAAATTACAGACGCATACGGGAGATACATTCAACGTATATCATTGCGGCAACTGTGGCAACGATTATATCTTAAAATAAAAATCATGAATCTCAATATCACACCGACAGACAAGATATCCGAGGAACTGGCCGCCATAGATGCCTTCCTGAATATCACAATGAGCGAAGACGTACAAGAAGCTGTCCTACGTGGAAACGACCTTGCCGTCTATATCGCCCGGACCGGGAAACTGTTAGCAGATGCCAAATACCATCTGAACGTAAAAAAGAAATCGGAAGTATTCGACACATTACGGGAAACCGCTTCACGGGCCGGAGCAACCTCAAAGGCCGTAAACGCTATCATCGACAGCCTGTGCAAGGATGAGCAATACCTAGTCGACTGGTGTGATAGATTGAACCGGACCGCGACCCACCAATTGGAATGGTGTCGCACGATAATTAGCAAGGCGAAAGCTGAAATGGCCTTAGCGCCTCAGAGTTATAACAATCCTAAATTTTAAAAGAGCATGGAAGAATTAGTAAAAGAGCAACCCGTGTACGAGATCCAGAAAGTGAAGATCAAGAACAACCAGCTCACGGCGGAGTATACGGAAAAGTTCGTGGAAGCGAACTACAAGAACAACATCCTAAAGGAATCGGAGCAGTTTATCCACCCCGATCTACTGTACGCGTTGAACCGGCTTAAGCCACACGTAGTGAAAATCTGTGAGATGTACGAGGCTACATTGGTCAATGTCGCCAATCCTTCCGACGATGACTTGAACGAGAAGCTAAAGAATATCATCGTCACCGGATACAGTAAAGGCGGTAATGATGAATCAGCCGGCGTATCAATCCAAGCGCAAAAGCTCCTGAAAAGCGGGCAGATCCTTAACCTCTCCGTCCCGTTCACCAAATATGAGGACGAGTCCGGCGACGGGTACCTTTACGGAGCCGAGTTGAAAGAGGCCATCGGTAGATGTAGCTACGAGGTGGACGCTTATCTGTTCGAAGGTAAATATGGCATCAAGCAAGAATCCTTCGATTTCGATACCCCGGAGGAATCGGATATCACGGGCGAGAAGGAAGAGAAGCCTAAGAAACGGGGACGGAAGAAAAAAGAGCAGATCAAGGAGATCGCCGAGGAGGTGAAAGCCTTCGACGAGTTCGCCTAACTAATAATAAAAACAACCGTTATGCAAATCACTTTACAAAACACGGAAAAGGGACAATGCTATGCGGTAAGGTTTGACAGGTACCGCCAGCAGGTCGTTGACAAGCTAAAGACAGCCGTCAGCGTCCGCTGGTGGGACAAGTCTACCGGAGCGTGGATGATCCCGGCCAACAATAAGTGCAAGGCGGAGCTAGACCAGCTCACCTATTACGTGAGGCACTTCGAACCCGTCAACTGGGGAGGGTACGAGTCTAAGACCGACGAGGACATAGCCTATCAAATACCGGACATGCCCGAGTTGGACGAGGATCATGGCCTAAAGATACAACCTTACCCCTATCAACTGCAAGGAATCGCACGAGGCTTACAACTAAAACGGTTTATCAATGGGGACGACATGGGCCTCGGCAAGACATTAGAGAGCATCGCTACCATCAACAAAGCTGATGCTTTCCCCTGTCTCGTAATCTGCCCCAATACGGTCAAGATCAACTGGCAACGTGAATGGCACAAGTTCACGGACAAGAAAGCCATGGTATTGACCGATTCGGTACGAACCTCATGGCCATTCTTCTGGCAAACGGGCATGAACCATGTGTTCATCGTGAACTACGAGAGCCTACGGAAGTATTTCGTACGCCGAATCAACAAATCGGAGAAATGGACGCTGAAAGACGTAGAGTTCCATAATACGATCAAGTTGTTCAAGAGCGTGATCATTGACGAATCCCATAAGGTAAAATCAACGGCTACCCAACAAAGCAAGTTTTGCAAAGGTATCACCGCCGGGAAAGAGTGGATCATCCTGTTGACCGGTACCCCTGTCGTAAACAAGCCCAACGACCTTATATGCCAACTCGCTATCATGGACCGGATGAACGATCTCGGAGGCTGGAAATATTTCACGAGCCGCTATTGCTCTGGGCCGCACGGGGCCTCGAACTTGAAAGAGCTCAATTTCATGCTCTGGAAGCATTGTTTCTTCCGGAGGGAAAAATCCAAGGTGCTGACTCAATTACCCGACAAGGTACGGCAGATCGTGACCTGCGAGATCACCAACCGCAAGGAATACCAAGACGCCGAGCGTGACTTGGTGGATTATCTGAGACGATACAAGGAGGCCGACGATGAGAAGGTACAAAAATCGCTGAAAGGCGAGGTCATGGTACGAATAGGCATATTGAAGGACATAACGGCCCGGGGTAAGTTGAGAGAGGTGATCGATTTCGTGAAGGATTTTCGGGAGAACGGAAAGAAGATCATCCTCTTCTGTAACCTGCATGAGATCGTAGACCGGCTCCTACAGGCGTTTCCCTCGGCGGTGTGTGTCACCGGACGGCAAGATATGCAACAAAAGCAAGCGGCCATAGACGCTTTCCAACGGAATCCCAAGACGGACGTCATCATCTGCTCCATCAAGGCCGCAGCGGCGGGTATCACGTTGACAGCGTCAAGCAATGTCGCTTTTATCGAGCTACCGTGGACATACGCAGATTGCGACCAAGCCGAGAGCCGGGCACATCGTATCGGCCAAAAGGACTCCGTGAATTGCTATTACCTGCTTGGCCGCAAGACCATCGACCAGAAGCTCTACAGGATCATCGAGGAGAAAAAACATATAAGCAACGCCGTGCTTGGCGCGGAGGACAATATACAAACAAACATCGTCGATATGATGGCCCGGATATTCGACGAGACCGAGGAGGAGGAATAACCATGGCAGAGGAACACATAGGGATCAACCGCTTGAAAGAACGGGAGGACGCTAATAAATATCCACGAAGGAAATGCGTAAGATGTATCCGTTATCCATGCTTCTCCGGACAAGGAATAGGTACGCACGCCATTAATCTCGCCGCTTATGGATGTAAGGATTATAAAAGTCAAACAAGATTAAAGAATATGTCGCACAATGTAAACAAAGGAGGTTCAGATGCTTAAAATATCATTGTTAATAATCGGAATGATCTCGCTAATATTCATTCTCACGTCTGGAATATCGATCCAGTTCAAGCCATTCCATATATCCCTAGCTTATCCATACTTTGGAACAGGGATGGTATTGATAGCCATTGGTTTCGCCTTGTGCTTCGGCTCGGCTTACTATCATGGAATATCAAATCATGAATATAAAGATGGTTACAGCAAAGGATTCAACGCAGGTATTGAATACATTATCGATTGGGCTAAGAATAAAAAAGAAGGCTAAAGATAACATTTTTATAGCGAGAGATAAAGACTAACAAAGAGAATAAATAAAAAGGCAGCGCCTCACAGCGCCACCCCATTACAACCTGCGACAAATATATCAAATAAAGACAACTATGGCAAGTGAGGCATTGAATAAATATATTGAGAAACGTTACGACAGGTGGCTGGATTACGCTAAGTATCACTGCTCACTTGCCGGAATGAGTAGTGAAGCTATTGACGTATTGAACGAGGTAATGTGTATGCTACTTCAAAAGCCTCTGGAACACCTCTCCCGGCTTATGGAAGCCAAGCAAGGTAAATATACCGAACTTGACTGGTATATCCTGCAAATGATAAAGCTGAACGTTACCTCGGACACGTCTCCCTACCGGCATAAATACAAGCCTATCCCGGTAGATGAGAATGTGGATTGGCGAAGACTGAACATTATTGATGAGCCCGATGATAGTATTGACCGTACCGAGTATATCCGGGAACGTATGCAGGATATCCGGGATATGGTCGATCAATTAGGCTTATCCGAAAAAGCCAAACGCATTTTTGCTTGGAAATTCTTCGCCGGAGAATCTTTTGCCGATTGGCCGGGACCGGAAAACAGGAAAGAGTTGTACGAAACCTACAAAAGTGTTTTCAATGCGGTGATGGATAAGAAGGATGGGAAACTACTATTATAAAAAGAGCGTCCAGATAATCGCTCACCCAAACGCCCAACCTTAACTATGAAATAATTTATGTTTTTTTGTTTGTAAACATACAACTTAATTAGATACGTTATCCGCTAAATTGTATATTATTCAGCAGGACTACTCTGTTTCCTGCATTTCTTCCAGTTTCCTCTTCAACCTTTTTCATAAAAAATAATTATGGTCATTCTAAAAGATGTATTATTTCAATAGGTCTATTAACAACAAAAGTAGGTTTCAAACTTAATAATATATCTTTTTCTTTTGTTCCCCATAAACACGCAACACTATCCACTCCTGCAGACAGAGAAGCCTGTATATCTATACCTCTATCCCCAAAAGAAATTGCCTCTTGAGTATTTAGTTCCAAGTAATCAAGTGCTTTAACAAAAGCCTCTGGATTAGGTTTTCTATGACGAACATCATGATAAGCAATGATAACATCATGAGGAATAGAAAAATGGTTCAAAACGTTATTTACATAATTAGATACAGCTGTACTTACCACAGCAACCTTTATTTCATTAATTCTTATAAAATCAAATACAGCCTCAAAACCGTCATAAAGAATAAAAGAAGGTATTAGCTCATTAACTTTTCCCCAGTTTTTACCCCGATAGGGCTCTGCAATACTTGAATCCACCAAAGTTTGATCCAAATCAAATATAATTCCTTTTTTCATTTCAGCATTATTTAAAAGATTCTCAACTCATCATTTTGGTAGTTCAAAACTCCCCCCTGTTGAAGGAATTCGAACAAAACCTCTGCCTTACGAAGAGAGAAAGAACCACGAGAGATAAGCAACTCATTTCCTGCTACATTTTCATTACACTTAACCGACTGTTCTTTATAATTTACCACAGCTAATATTTTATTGTTATTTATAGTCGTTCGAACAGCATGCATTGTTCCACCTTTTATTCCTGTTTGAATAACGATTGTTGCAATTGCCAAACCAGCTTGTAATCTATCTCTTTCCACGAAAGATGTATTATATGCAGGTACACCAAAAAGATATTCAGATAATAACAAACCTCCTTTTTCCAATATTTCTTTTGCAATAAATTCATTTCTTTTTGGCGATATCATTTGTAATCCATGAGCCAAAATAGCGGTAGTAGTTCCATTTACAGAAAGAGCTCCCTTATGTGCTATAGTATCACACCCTAAAGCTAAACCACTTACAATATTGAATCCCTTTTCTGCAAAGTATTTTGCATAATACATTCCTGCTTCTTCTCCTTCTTTAGTTGGATGTCTCGTACCAATAATTGCAATAGATTGCCTATCTTTTATAGAAGATAAATTTCCTTTGTAATTCAATATAAGAGGAGAAGTATCTTCGCCTCTATTTCCAATTAAATTTCTAAGCATAAAAGGATAGTCTTCATCAAACTTAGAAATAATAAAAACATTATTTTTTAACGACTCACCTATAATTTTATTTGACTTATCGACAGCGTATTGAATATCTAAACGGCTTAGCTCCTTTTTTACTCTAATAAGTTTGTTATTTATACAATTCATTATATAAGTATAAATATCAGCTTCGTCAAATGCTTTATTTTTTACCATACAATTAGCCACAATTTCAGAACTACGACTTCCAAACCCAGGCAACTGTAATAATCTAACAATCAACTCAGTTTCTTTTGATATATACATAATTCTATAAATTTACATTAGCATTCATCTCATGATTTGTCCTTGCAAGACAAAATAAATAACATTTTGCATCAGGCCATTCAGCCTTTATCGTTCTTACCATTTCAGCTACAGTTGTACAAGATGTTGTTATATCGTCAATAATCAAAATATTTTTATTATTCAAATTTTCATCCCTATTTTTAATAAAAAAAACATTTTTCATTTCCTTTTGTCGATCAAGTAAAGTGGGAAGGGTATGTAAAGCCGCCGTAGACCTCGTCTTATTTAACAATTGAGGCAAATACTTGGCGCCAATTGCAGATGCAATATCGTACACATATTCTCTAATCTTCGCACTCTTCAGAGGAACTGTTTCATTATGTCCTAAAACTCTAATAACATAATCAAAAGTTAAACGGCTATTAACAAAAGCCTCGATAGTCATACTTTTTATTAGTTGAAAATCTTCTTCATCTGCTCTATTTTTGAATCTAGCAACTCGAGCCGTCCATGTTGTAGTATCTCCTTGAGGTATATAATAAACCAAATGATATGCCTCTTCCAAACCAGCAGCCTTATACTGCAAATGCTTATTTGATAACGTTTTCAGCTCCATAGTATTTAAATTTATGTCTATTAATTACAAATATAAACATATAAAAACAAATCAAAATATCATTAAGCATTATTAACTTTACACATAAAAAACGCCCTACCCTCACGAGCAAGACCGCCACACAAGTATTAATATCAAACAAACTCACCAAATTCTATAGTATACTCCTGCTCCGACATAGTGCGATACCCAGTCTCACCAACAAGTATGAATTATTTCTGATTTTTTTCTTTATAGTCGTTTGATCAAAATAAAACTACTATCTTTGACTTTCATTTTCAAAAAAAATAATATGGGAAGACAAAAAAAGTATCCAATGCCAAATGGCGCAGTTTATTCAGATGTAAAAAGTGATGACCAGAGGAGAAAAGTTCGAATCAAATTTAGTAATCAGACAGAAGTTAATTTATTTTTGGATTGGGCCAAACAAAATGGTATTGAGGCTCGCCAATATGTGAGTGGAGAGAATGAAGTACATGCTTATGGCGTTGGTTACAATGGAGCAGAAAACGCCATTGTAGTCATGCGTGATTAAAATAGCACGTAAATTACGGATTTAGAATTACCCAGATCTTTTATATATCTGGGTAATTTTAAACTATGAGCTTTTTTCGTCTAATAAGCCAGATCGCTAATACAAAAAGCGCTCCTACCCCTATCCACATTAATGTCTCTTGATACCATCTCGACCGATTCACCTCGACGATCTTATCTACTGGGTAGGGAATCCTGATCGTGTCCTTTATAAAGATCGAGTCATGGATGAAGCGATCTTTATAAAGTGTCTTGTACTTCTCGAGATACACTGTATCACCTTTAACCACAAAATAAACCGAGTCATACCGATAGATTGAATCACGTAAATAGCGATCCTGATACTCGACACGGACGGATTCAACCGGGACATAGACTGTCTTAGTACAGCCTACCAGCCAAAATACTATACATATATATAATAGAACTCTCATAGTAACCCCCATCCCGCTATCACGTTCGACATATCCGCTTCTCTCCCATTCTCAAAACGGCTCATCCCTGCCACGATCCGGATCATCTGTTCTCGGTCGTTGATGTTTATCGGATCGTCAGCCGGGATTCCAGCGTAGTCAGATACAAATTGAATATACTTTTCCGTATGGTTCTCTTTCGGTGGTGCCCATCTTCCTATCATCTTGCGGATCGTATCCAGCTTATAGTTCCGGTAATAGTTAGACAGGATCTTGAAGATCGCCCTATACCCGTATGCCATCGATTTAAATTGCTTGAACTCTTTGTCTGAGCTTGTCTTCTCTCCTTGGAAGACATCGCTATTCTTTCTGATGTTCCCGGGGTTGTTGTTTCTCAACCCTCTGGGCAGACTACTATTTCTCATTCCTTATCCTCCCTCATTAATAACCGTTCTGCGGCTCACGATCGCCGCATTTCTTTTTCTCGCACCTTTTTAAAGCCAGTTCTATCTTCACGTCCGAGTAGCTCTCTTTTAAGGTGAAAAGCTCGTCCTGCACCTGCCGGAGCCGTCCGGTCTGCTCAACGAACCGTTCCTCCTTCTCAGACAACTGCTTTTGCAAGAACTCATTATACTCACGCAGGGCCTTGAACTCCTCCACGTCAGCTTGAGCGTCCGCTATACGGGCGTTAGTCTTACGGTTCGCCCACGCACGGATGCCCCATTTTATCCCCTCGATCCCGCCCATCGCACCGATTATCGCCAATATCGTATTCAAATCAACTCCCATAACTCGTTTTCTTTTAATATATACGGGGACTTTTATTTGCCCGCCCCCGATAAAGGCTTATATCCCGTTAAGCGATAGGATCTATTCCCTTTAGCTCATTCCATCTATCTTGGTATTCCTCCCCGGAAAAAGGCTGGTCGAGTATCTTGGAATAAGAGTCGATCGTCTCGGCGGAGAACATCCCCTGCCGATCAAGGTAATCCACCCGCTGTTTCAGGTACCATAACTCATCGTCCGTGAAATCAAAGGACTTGACCCCTGTCATGGCGTCCACGGTCTTGAATGAGATCTCGTATTCCCCGTTACCAACAGGGGTCATAACCACTTCCTTCCGCTCCGAATCCAATAGCTGGACCTTGCCGGAGATAGATATTTTCAAGCCGATATTTTTGCGATTGTCGTACATCGGCAGCACGTTATTGAGTATTAATACCCTGTCTTTCAATGTCAATTTCATATCTATTATTTTTTTAAATTAGTATTTCATACATAAATAACCTGTTTTGTTATCATAATAAACAGGATATAGCTCGGGCGAAGAGCTTAACGCCCCCAATTGCGCGTGTGTCATCATGGAGCCGACATTAATGACAGTTCTCTCCATGGCACCATCGTCATTAAAATACCGGGACTCGACCCGGAAAGCGGAACCCCAACCAGCCTTATGCACGCAGTTAATCCATATCCTCGGATAATTGGTATAAGCGGAACGCCCACACCTCAATGTCAAGATAGGCGGGACACTCATCGCCGTAGCGGAGTCTAATATATCGGTCAGATCAAGTACCGAGTTCACGTAATTCGGATACGTCTGCATTATGACATTACGCAGGTGGTTACCACCATTATCGGTATCTACCGATCTTAGCGTGACTTGTCCGTCGTTGTGGATGGCCAACGCCCCGTTATACATATAATGTCGCTTGGAGAGCATCAATCCGCTAGCGGCCACCAAACCGCTTAGCCCGACCCGGAAAGGGGCTTCATCCCTTCGCTCGTAAGTGCTGCCGACCCATATACGGACAGATCCCGGATCAAGGTTCGAGACATCGCCACCGCTATTACCGTCACTGGCGAAACCGCATGAGACCTCGTAATTACGGTTCATGCACATGATGGAGTTGCTGCCATATACCTTGCCGTCACTGAGCACCTTGAATGTCGGGGAAGCGGGAGGCTCCCCGTTCGCCCCGGAGTTCCCGCCGGACCATATCCTTACGGTACCGCTAGCGGCCATGCCCCCGGTATTACCGAACGCTATCGCCCCCGTGGACACGAGGCCGCCATTGATCTCGGTAATCGTGCAGTCGTACTCGGAGGCGAAAACCCACCCTTCACCATTATAGCGATAGATATTCACGCCGTCTACCCAAAGATCGTTCTTCCGCATTCCCGATCTCGGGGCCGTGGATTGGTAGAACACCTTCGCCTTGTCATTGGCCATGCTCTGGGCATCGTTAGCCGATCCTTGGGCGTTATTGGCAGCGTTACTGGCATTTTCCGCCTCGCTAAGAGCGTCCTGCGCCTTTTTCATGGCTGTATCTGAATACCCTTTCAGCGTATCTTGAATAGCCTTGTTTGCGGCCTCTACGGCTGTGTTAAAAGAGGACATGGCGGTATTGAAGGCCGTGAACTTGGCGTCAACGTCTTTTTTCTCGGCCTCTGTCGCCTTGCCGTCAACGATAGCGGTATTGATGGAGGACAATAGGTTGTCAATCGCCCCGAACAATGTCACCTTCGCGTTCAAAAGCCCGGTCTTGGCCGGGCCGGAGAGATAGG